AAAGCAACGCATAGCGTGCCTTTGCAACCTGAATAGCAAGTACATCATCGAACTGTCCACGAGATTGGTCATCAAGTGATGGTCGCATGACAACGCGAATCATGCACTCGCCCATCATGTTCTTAGCACGCTCAAGAACAAGGTTGTTTTTGTTAGGCATGAACAAGACATCTTGGTCTTTATCATGGTAACGAACAATCTCAGACATGGTTGTTGTGTTGTTTTTGTCGTAAATCAAATGTGCTACTTCTGGGTATCTAGCCATTAGTTCTTCTGTTGGTTTATTCATGCGCTGGAAGAACATAGTTACACGACCATAGCGGTCAATAACTGGGTAAGAACCTAGTGAGTCAAAGAACTTAATGCGAGGCATGCGTTCTTCAATATCAATTTCAACCTGTGCTGGTACGAAACCGTAGGTTACATAACGGTCTGCAGCATTAAACATCTGTGTCTGTAGGTCAGAGAAGTTAACGATGCCGTTTACAATCTCTCCACGCTTATCTGCTTTTCTACGAGCAGTCTCTGTGGACATAGATGTTGATGTGCAACCAAAGGATGGCAAAGGTGCAATAACTTCTGCAATATCACGAGCAGCAATATCCACCATATTTGCCACGATAGGGTTCTCGAAAGGACCATCGGGGAAAAGGTCTGGGTAAACATCGCGCATTTTTCCTTGACGAACCATGAGAACCTGATTCATACGCTGGTCACGGTCGTCATACATACGGCGATAGCGGTCGTAATAGTTCTTGATTTCTTCAATGGTAAATGCCATGTTCACCTCCTATCTTAGTTGTATGCGTAATCACTCAAGTTAACGGTGAATTGTTGGCTTTTGTCGTATCTTGTCTGGAACATATTTGTATAACTGTGGTTGCGAGCAAAGTTGCTTGCGTTCGTAACCCTGTCTCGTACTGCTAATTCTGTAAACCAAAATGCCATAACGCAGTCAGTCTTTTGGCTGCGAGGTGCATCTGGGTACCAGGTAATCAACTGCTCAATAAGAGCCTTTAATCCTTCGGATTGGTGGGTTGAAGGGAACTCAATAAGAGCATTACCTTCTTCATAACCATGGAACAATGTAGTAAGAGATGCCACACCAAAGTCTGTATCCCACTTATTGTTTCCAGTGTGGTGTTCTTTGAGTATGGCACCCCTTGCCTGTAGGTATTCTCGTACCTCGCGGTCCTGGGTGAGCATTGCCTGAAATGCATTTTTTTCTACACGCCACTCAGAAACTGAATACTTGTCTGTCCAGTCTTTAATCAATTCTCTAATCTCATCAGGTTTCATGCCCTGTCTGTTGGACACATCCAGCACATATCGCTTTTGAGTAGCAACATCTACGCCAATACAAACGGCAGCAGTATGTCCAGCCATGGCAGGGTCAAGTCCTGCGACCACAATAAGACCATCCATACCAGCCAGTCTGTTGCCAGCCTTGTTCTTCGGGATGATTCCGATATTGCGAGCGCCGTTGATAACACCCTTGACCGCATCTTGCGGGAAGGCGCTATCTTCATGTACCTGTTGCTGTTGGTAAACCATTGCCCAGAGATTGGGAGACATACGGCTTCTCTTTTTATTGAGGGCGTGTCCATCCCATTTGGTAAATAGTCCGTCAGCATCTGGGGTACCTCTGCCTGAAACTGGAGGCATGTTGGTTTTAGCCCAAAGCGTTTTCCAGTCAGCGGGGTCGTCATTAAATTCTAAGACGGCGGGCTGGGCAAAGTAGGTCCATGGGGATGTCTCGTCTGGATAGCGCATAGGGTCGCGTAATTCAGAGTACAGGTCCTTAGGGCGCAGACGGGTTCCAACCACAAGAAGTTTTCCGCCATCGTAGTCAATACGAGACATAACTTCTGATTGAATCCAGTCAATCTGCTTTTCGTATTCATGGGCGTTGGTATGGTCAACACAGTCATCCATGATAATCAGGTCAGCACGGGCACCGTAGATATGTCCACGAATACCGATAGCCTGAACTGTCGGGTCCTTTTCACCAGAGTTACGAGCCTCGGATGATAGGTAAATTAGGTCCTGCTTCCATGAATCAGAATTCTTTTCAAATCCGCCTGGAGGTCCAAAGGCGAGGTGTAAATCCTGATAACGAGGATGGGTGAGTCTGTTCTTAATGGAGAGCAGGAACTTTTGCGCCATAGCCTGTGTCTTAGACACAATCAGGATTCTGATATTTGGGTTCTGGCAAATCTGGTACACGGCATAGTTGACTGTGATAGTCGTTGACTTGGCGTGTTCTGGTGGCGTATTGACAATCAATAGGTCAGGGTCGCCAGGCTCATAGGTAATACTAGGGTGAACCTCGGAGGGGGGTGTACCCTCCAATAAATCAATCCAGTGCTTTTGGTGGGTAAATACATCTACCCCCAGATACTTGGATGAAAACTCTGGGAACGGAGGCAGAGGTACGGTACCTGTCTGGAGTTCCCCCCGTTGGGTCATAGACCGTACTTTGTCTATCTGGGTGGCAAAGTCTGGGTCCGTCTTTCGGTAGTATTCGTAACTCTTGACCGACCGACCTACCGAGTCCATTGCTTTCTGGACTGACATGCCTTCCATTAAAAATTCAATAATCTGCTTTTTGATGGCATCCGACTTATGGGATGCAGCAGTAACTCTTTTTCTTTCCATAGGCGTAGTAAGCAGCGCGACACTAGGTAGAGCGCTGCAGTATCCTTTCTAACCGAAGCCGTAGCCCCAAGGCGAAGGCGAAGGTTAGGGCATACTATAGGGGGCAACCTTGGCGGTTGCCTTAGCATTACAGAGGGGCGAATATAGCGTTGCCCCTCACTATACTATTAGGTGTCCGAAGGACACTTATTGGACATCTTTTTTGTAATTATTTTTTGTTACCTATGCCACTGTACTAAAAGTGCTGGTCAGCACCCACTTCCCCGAGGACTATCAAACTTATGGAGGTAGATACACATACACATACACACGCACGCATTTAAAACCCTGGGGTCACTGACCCTGCAAAGTCTCCACAACATGCAAGCATGCCAAGCCTTGCCCCGCTTTGTGTCTTAAGAACTAGCAAAGGACAGGGCTAGACCTTGCAAGGGCGCTCACTCTCTGCCCCTTGTAACAATCGCGGGGGGCGCATCGCTTGCCTTGCTTGTGCTTGCTTGCGTGTCTCAATATGTGAGACGGATGAGGGCTTGAGCGTGTAGATGTGATGTTCCTCACATTGTCCAACATGTCCGATTTGCACCCTTGACACCGCATGAATGAGGCATGATTTCATTCTCTCATCGCTTAAGTCACAAGGGCTTAACGAGAACAGGAGAACAGCAAATGACAACAGCAACATCAACAAAGGCAAAGGCATCAAAGGCGGAGGCACTCTCAACAATCACCAAAGCACTAGAACAAGCGCACGAGATTATCAAAGCCGAAACGGGCGCACCTCGTGCCACTTTGCTAGTAACCCGCGACCTCAAGGGTCGCAAAGGACACTTCACACCTTTCACACCATGGCGCACAAATGAGGAGGCTTTTTCGGAGATTGCTTTCAATCTTGAGCACTTCACAACACCCGAAGAACTTTTGAGCACACTTCTCCACGAGGTGGCGCACTCTTTGAATCACATGAACAACATCGAAGATTGCTCATCGAATCAGTATCACAACGGCAAATTTAAGACACAAGCGGAGGCGTTAGGTCTTAAGACCGAAAAGACCAAAAAAGGATACAGCGCGACCACTCTCACCGAATTCGGGGCGAAGCGATGGGCTAAGGCGCTCAAGATTCTTTCAAATGCCTTTGACCTCACCGCCATCGGCAACGAGGCACGCGCAAAGCCTAAGGGCAGAAACACGAACCTCATCAAGGCACAATGCGATTGTGGAAACACAATCCGCCTCTCTCGCGGGGTACTAGAAAGCGGTGTGACCTGCAACACATGCGAAGAAATCTTTAAGGAGGCATGACTTAAGACACAACAGCCCCCGCCGAAAGGGTACGGATTCACAATCCAACGGGGGCACGAACTCTCAACCTCAAGTTGAGGGTTAGGTGTGATAGACATCACATCAGAAATGGTAGGAATCTCCCGCCGATGGTGGAAGAATCAGACCATAAAGAACGACACACAGCGGGAAAAGTTCCCGTTATGTATTAAGACAGGAGAACAGAACATGACAGTAAACGAACTCATCGAAGCGCTAACGGATGCGGTAGAGGCAGACGAAGCGATAGGAGATAAAGAAATCTGCATCGGAGAAGTCGGGATGGGTAACAAGATACGCCGTTACGAAATCAACGACATCGCAGAAGTATTTATGACCGAATCAGAGGCAGACCCTGACGAAGATGACGAAGAAGAAGAAAGATTTTGGATTACAGTTTCACAAGACCACGCCAACTTCTACAAAGTACCAAGCGAACTAGTAGACCAGTACCGCTAATGTGACTTAAGACACAATGTGATGAAAGTCACAGCCCTAAACCCTTGACAGGGGGCGCGTGTTCACGACACGATTAGGGCACAAGCAAGGCAGGAGATACCTACCTTGTGTATTAAGACAGGAGATAGAACAAATGGCAACACGAAGCACAATCGGAATCCGCCAAGCGGATGGCACAATCAAGGCAATCTATTGCCACTGGGATGGATACCCTGACGGGGTAGGTGCTGGCTTAAGACAGAACTACAACAGCAAGGAACAGGCAGAACAACTCATCGCCCTTGGTGGATTCTCTGCACTCATGGACACGATGGAAGAAACCAAGGCGGGAGCCTATGGCAACGAGTCAGACCGCGCACGAACCTTTGAAAGCGTGACCGATTGGGTGCAGAACTTCAACGCAGGCGAGGAGTATTTCTACCTATGGAATCCCGATACCAACCAATGGACTTACAGCAACGGCGAGCAAATGTTCTTAGGTATTAAGACAGAAAGCGAGGTGGCGTAATGCCAGGCACATGTGATGATTGTCACAGTGTGACACGCATCACACTAGCCCCTTATGGGATGCGATTCATGGCAGAGATTGCATGCCCTAAGTGCGGTGTGTCTTACGACACAAACCTAGACGATGCAGACATTGAAGCAATCAAACAATCATTACTTAAGACAGAGGAGGTGACAGCATGAAGATTACCTTTAACCTTTACAGCGGAAGCGGTTTTGAATCTAAGAACACACTAAGCGCCGAGGATTTTGCAGAGTTTCGCAAACTAGCCGAGACTCTCAAACAATCGGTAAGGATTGTGAGTGTGTCTTAATACAGAACTAAAAATGTGATGCAAATCACAGCCTCAAATGCTTGACGAGCACGCGGTGGTCATGCCACCATTGGGGCACTGGTAACAATCCCGTTACCTACAAGCACAGGAGAAAAAGCAGATGAAGAAAGCAGAACTAAAG